ACAAACAGTAGACGTTCTCCTACAACCAGCTAGAGTATAATGGCTTTCGGACAATATGTTAACTTAGATTTTGCTGACGTACGACAGTCCATCAGAGATTATCTGAGGGCTAACACTAATTTTACTGATTATGACTTTGAAGGGTCTAACCTTTCAATAATTATTGATGCACTGGCATATAACACATACATTACTGCATATAATACAAATATGGCAGCGAATGAGTGTTTTCTTGACTCCGCTACACTTCGAGAAAACGTTGTTTCGCTTGCCAGAAACATTGGATATGTTCCCAGATCAAGAAGAGCAGCAAGAGCAAGAGTATCATTTAACGTGAGTGGATTAGTAGAGACTTCAACACTCACATTAAACGCTGGCATAGTTTGTAATGGTGTTGGAACAAACTCAAACTTTATTTTTTCAATTCCAGAGTCAATTACAGTCCCTGTTACAAATGGTTTTGCTGAATTCAACGACGTTGAGATTTATGAAGGAACTTACATAGCACAATCCTTCACTGAAAACTCTTCTTTATTCAATCAGAGGTATATTCTCGATAATTCTTATATTGATACATCAACGATAAAGGTTAATGTTCGTCCATCTGAAAGTTCAACGACAACTGTAACATACAAACAAATTGATAATATAATTGGAATCACATCAACATCAAATTCCTACTTATTACAAGAAATTGAAGATGAAAGATACGAATTAATCTTTGGTGACAACGTAATTGGTAAAAAATTGTCAAATAACAATTTTATTATTGTAAGTTACATAACAAGCTCTGGTAGAGAAGGAAATGACGCTTCAGAGTTTAGTTTTGTTGGAAATATTACAAATCAAGACGGTGCTTCCATTGATGCAGCGGATGTCTCACTGATTGAGACTCTTGAGAAATCAAGAGATGGTGATGAAATTGAATCCATATCATCAATTAAGTATTATGCACCAAGAATTTACTCCTCTCAGTATCGTGCAGTCACGGCATCTGATTATGAGTCAGTTTTAGGGTATATTTACTCAAATGTAGAGTCTGTGACTGCTTTTGGTGGTGAGGAGATGAGTCCACCTCGATTTGGAAAAGTTTTTATCTCAGTTAAACCTCGAAATGGTGATTTTTTATCAGATGAAACAAAAAGAGAGTTGGTGCAGAAACTAAAGAGTTATGCAGTTGCTGGTATTGTGCCAGAATTTATTGATTTAAAATATTTGTATGTTGAACTCAATACAACACCATATTATAATCCAAGTTTGAATGATACTCCACAAATTCTCAAAAGTAGCGTCTCAAATGCTCTTACACAGTATTCACGTTCAATAGATGTCAATAAATTTGGTGGCAGATTCAAATATAGTAAAGCTGTGTCACTTATTGATAGCGTTGATTCATCAATTACATCAAATATCACTCTTGTCACGATTCGACGTAATTTAAAAGCAGTTTTAGGACAATTTGCTCAATATGAGGTTTGTTATGGTAATATGTTCCATACTCAAGAAAGTGCTTATAATGTGGTATCAACAGGATTCACAATTGAAGGTATAGTGGGGACTGTTTACCTTGCTGATGAGGTAATCAACCGTGAAAAAGGTCGAATATTCTTTTTTACATATACAGAAGGTGGAACTCCAAATGTAATCAAGAAAAATGCTGGAACCGTTGATTATATACATGGTGAAATTCTTATAGATACTGTAAATATAACCTCAACAGTGATTGCAAATGGTGTAGTTGAAATACAAGCAATTCCACATTCAAATGATATTGTTGGTCTTCGAGATTTATACGTTAAGTTTGATATGACAAATACAACAATCAATATGGTTCAAGATTTGATCGCATCTGGTGAAAACACGTCTGGATCAAGATTTGTTCATACACACAGTTACTATACTCCAACTTTTACAAGAAAATCAAGTTCTCCAGTTTCAACAGCTGCTGCAATTCTTCCATCCACTGCTACAACTGGAACAACCACATCAAGTAGTGGTACAGTTATGTCTACAGGCGCATCATCAACAACAACTACAAGTTCCTCCTCCTCTACCTCATCTGGTGGTGGTGGATCTAGCTACGGTGGCGGATATTAATGATAGATACCTCAATACAAAGAGTCGAAATCAGTCAGGTAATTGAAAATCAGTTACCTGAGTTTGTGCAAACTGAAAATCCACTTTTTGTGGATTTTATGAAACAATACTATATCTCTCAAGAATATCAGGGTGGATCAATCAATATTGCAGAAAATCTTGACAGATATACTAAGTTACAAACATATGTTGGTGCTGCACTTACAGAGTACACTGGATTATCAACAAATACAGAATCATATTCTTCTACAATCTTTGTAGATTCTACAAAAGGATATCCAGAGAAATATGGATTGTTAAAAATTGATGATGAGATAATTACTTACACTGGATTAGGAACAACTTCATTTACTGGTTGTGTTCGTGGATTTAGTGGTGTAACTAATTTAGATCAACCTACAAAACCAGATCTTGTTGAATTTAAAACATCAGTTGGTGCTGCACACACTGGTGGTTCAAAAGTCCATAATCTATCAAACCTTTTTATTAAAGAATTTTTTGGTAAACTTAAAACAACTTTTGCAAGTGGATTTGAAAATCGTAAGTTAAGTAGTGATATCGATCAAGTTAAATTTATTCGACAAGTTAAAGATTTTTATAAAACAAAAGGAACAGAAGAGTCATATAAAATTTTATTTAGAGCTTTATATGGACAAGAAGTTGACATTATTAAACCATCAGAATTTTTAATTAAACCATCAGATGCTGATTATGGTTTTGGTCAGGATTTCGTAGTCAAATCAATCACAGGCGATCCTCGTAATTTAAAAGGATCAACACTTTTTCAAGATGCTGACGAAGATGATAAGAACATTAGAGGTGCTTCTGGTGCGATATCAGATGTAAAAGAGTTTTTATATGGTGGAGAAAATTACTATCAAATCACTGTATCACAAGATTCAATAAATGGTGATTTTGTAATTCCAGGCAGAACTCGTGTTACTGATCTTGTATCTATTGGTGGAACTGTTATGACAGTTGATACAACTGTTGGATTTCCTACAAGTGGATCTTTGTCATTACCGACAGCGAGTGTTGCTGGTGTTGTTACATATACTAGTAAAACTTCAAACCAATTTGTAGGATTACCCACGGCTGTGGATGTTTTAAATGTAGGTGACGATGTTAGATATAATAATGTTGCATACGGATATTCATTTGCAAATACCACAAAAAAAATTGAAGTTTTAATTACTGGTGTTTTAAAAGATTTTGAAATACCTGATAAAACTTTTTACTTTAATAAGGGTGATAAAATTAAAGTTGGTTCATTTGGTATTAATAAAAGTTCTGAAGATGGTAACTTTAGTTCCTTTGTTTATAACACAGCTGTAAAATTTACTCCAAAGACTGTCACAAGACAATCAAGTAGTAGTTTTAGAGTTGAAACTCTTTCTGATCATGGATTGTTAGAGGAGGATACGATTGAAGTCTTAGATGGTTCATCATTATTAAAAGGTGTTGGACGTGTTTTAAGTGTTGTTAGTAGTTCAACTTTCATAGTGGGTGACTTACCTGGCGTTGGTGTTAATAATTTTGCATTTGTTCGTAGAAGATTAAAAAGAGGAAATAGTTCTCTTCATGATAATATTACAAAATATACAACTGATGTTCAAAATGTTTATGATCATGATAGTGATAATGAATTAGCATTACCACCACATCCTCATATGTACGTTGCCTCGCCTTCTCTCCCAAGTTTAGGTAACGAACCTATAGTTGCACCAGATCGATCTATAACATGGACTGGCGCTACTGGAGGCGACCTTATACAGTTAATACAGGTTACAGAGGGTGCATCAGATCATGGATTTTATTCTGGTGAAGTTGTTACCTATAGCGTGGTTAGTGGATCTCTAGGTCAACTTATTGATGGTAAAAACTATTATGTAAGTCGTGTTGATTCCAATAATATTCGTCTTGCAAACTCTCTACCTGACTTAGTAAATGGTGATTTTGTAGATGCAACTGGAAGTGGAACATTTAAAATATCTGTTCCTGATTTATCTGGTAAAAAATTAGATCATCAAAAATTATTGAAGAGATTCCCGTTAAATCCAGTATTTGACGGGGCAAGGCGTGAGACAGCGCCAGGCGCCACTGG